GCTTTATCACATAGTGAAGCTATAGAAGAAATGAAAAAGGATGAATGGTCTGGTGAATGAGGATTGGAAAGATTACGTTTCTATTATAGCGTTTTTAGTAATAGTACTAGGAGGTCTAGTGCTTCTTGGTAGTTGTGTATGAGTAATGAGAAGAATTACGATCCACAGACAGCGAGAAGTTACAAGACAGGATTGGTGGATGATAACCTTAGTATCCATCTTAACATTAAGTGGCTTTTACAAATTTGTGTTGCCATTTCTGGTGTTGTTTATGGATACTTACAAATTACAAATAGAATTGGAGATCTTGAGAGAAGAATGGAACTTGCTGATACCAACATTGAGGAATTGGTAGAGAAACATATTCAACAAGAAGAAATAAAAATAACACAAATGCAAGAACAATTAAAATGGTACGAGGAAGAATTAAATTTAAACCCTTTAAGCTGGGGAAAGAAAAAAAGGAAGAGAAAGTAATCTTAACAGAAGAGGACTTTAATCACAACTATTTTATTAATCGTGAAGTGCGGAGAAAAAGATAATGGAATTTATGGAAGTATACGCAGAAGGGGGTATGATCGCTGTCGTAGGGCTTTTGCTAGTGTATATGGTATTCTCTATGAACAAAAGAGGGTTGGAGCAGGCAGAAAGTTTGCAAGACCTGAAAACCGAGAACAGGGGTCAGAGTGAAACACTTGAGAACATGGAAGGTATGGTTATTAAGCTTATTGGGAGGTGGAATCAGAGTGACGACAAGCTTGACAGAAAGTTTGATTCGCTTACGAAGGAGATTAATGATCTGGACAATCAAGTATCGGAAATAAAGGGTATCATAAGTAGATTAAATGGTAAAGGATAGGAGTTAATATGCCAAAAAAGAAAGATCCAAGATTAGCTAGAGCGGGTGTATCAGGATATAATAAACCTAAGCGTACTCCCGGACATCCTAAGAAGTCACATGTAGTTGTGGCTAAAGTGGGTGATAAAGTAAAGACAATACGCTTTGGTCAACAAGGTGTAAAGACCAATCAGACAGCAGGGCAACGTAAGGCTTTTAAAAGTCGCCATGCAAAAAATATAGCTAAGGGCAAGCTTAGTGCCGCCTACTGGGCAAATCGAGTTAAATGGAGTCCTAGTAAAACTAAATCTAAATCTATGAAATGGAAGAAAGGTAGTTAAATGAATAAGAAAATAAAAGCACCAACAGGCTATCACTGGATGAAATCTGGTACTAGTTATAAGTTAATGAAGAATCCTAAAGGTGGTTATAAACCACATAAGGGTGCTAGTTTAACTGCATCATTTAAGGTGCAAATGACACATAAGAAGAAGTAATGTCTAAAACAGCTAAAAAAACCAACGAAAAAATGTGGAAGAGTATTGTAGCCTCTGTGAAAGCTGGTAGCTCTGGAGGAAGACCGGGGCAGTGGTCTGCTCGTAAGGCTCAAATTGCCACAAAGCGTTATAAGAAAAGAGGTGGTGGGTACAAAGGTGCTAAATCATCTAGTAATAGATTGTCTAAATGGTCAAAACAGAAATGGGATTATGTCAGCAAAGGAGATGAAAAAAAGCCAAGAGCTAAGAGAGGTCGTTATTTACCTGAATCAGTTAGGAAGAGTCTCAGTGCCTCAGAGCGTGCGGCTACCAATAGGAAGAAAAGACAAGCTTCTGCCAAGGGTAAGCAAAAAGCTAAGTATAGTAAGAAGGTAGCTAGAAAAGTCAGGAGAGCATGAAACTAAATACAAACATATCTGTTGAGAATATCATTACAATACTTACAATGATATGTGCGGTGACACTAGCATTTGGTTTTATGAAGTATGATATAAATGCACTAAAGGCACAGCTAAATGCTAAGGCAGATAAAGAATTAATAGAATATAAATTAGATGTAATGATGGAAGACATTGCAGAAATAAAAGAAATACTAAAGGAGAAAAGAAAATGAGTAAACTAATATTAGCAGAAATTATAGATAAGGCTAAAGATCAAATTGTAGAAAAGTATGCAGATGGTATGGTTGAGCATGTACAGTCTGATGACTTTAAAGAAAAGCTTGCTACTAAAATAAATAAAAAAATTGATATCCCTTTTGTATCTGAGGAAAAAGAACAGATATTCTTTGAGAAGTGTGTTGATCTTGTTACTGATGTTATAGAAGGCTTGATAAAAAAGTAATCAGTGCCAAAGAGATTATATCAAATAAAAGATTTTTCAGGGGGACTGAACAATCTAAAAGACCCTGCCGACATAGCAGATAATGAAGTTGCAGATGTATCTAATCTAACCTTTACTAAACAAGGTGCGATTGGTGGTGCATTTAGCATGAAGAATAGCACCAATAATTTATTATCTGCTTATGATACATCACATATAGACCATATAGAAGCTGGTTACGGACTAGGATATTTTGAAACAGACTTTGTTCGTGATGGTATTGTGACAGCTCAGGAAAGTGGTAAATCTGGTGATGATAACAACGAGGGCTCGGCTACAGGTTTTATAGGTAGGCTTGTTAATAGTGTCAGGACTGAGCTTGAATATAAGGTTAGTGGTACTGTTCAAAATCTAATAGGTTCTTATCCAGTCGGTACTAAAATATTGTTGACAGCAAATAGCTTTGCGGCAAATGGATTACTTGCTAGTGGTCAGGGAATATATAATGTAGTAGGTGTTGGACAGACTGATTCAAAAAATTTAATTTTAGATAGAGCTATACCGATTACTATAGAAACACCACCACAAGATTTTTGGCATGCTACTATTACTGGATTTCCAAGCGGTGATAAAATACTGCTTTTAGCACATCCTGATGAACATAAGATAGATGTGTATTCTACAAATACGGCAGGCACAAATTGGGAGCAAGATAGTATTACACTTAGATCATCTGCCACTGGTGTAAACTCTAAGGTATTATATCATAAAATAGAAGATTCAATTAGGTGTTTTGATACTACTGATAAAAATTTTAGTAAAGTTCAATGGTATGGATGGATAGACAGAAAACATTTTAGTAATGATGTATATATGGGTTACTATGCTAAAGATAATGATTTAGCTAAACCTACTAATGGAGATTGTGTAGATGGTGGTACTACACCTGCTGTATCTACATATCCAACTGCTGGTAATGGATTTGATTTTAATATATCTACGGACACTAGTAAAGAGGGATTAATTAGGTCTGGAGATTATGTATTTGCACAAAGTTTTATTTATGATGACAATCAAGAAAGTTTACTAACTGAATATAGTACTGAAGTTAATGTGGCTGATGCTGACGATTTTAAATGTTTTTCTATAAATGTAGGTGCTAAATCTCCTTATGATCCTAGAATATCTGGTGGTAGAATATATATAAAAGAAAAAGATTCTGATTCTGAATATTTATTACTTGTAGATATTAATCTAACCAAAGGATGTAGGACAAATCTGTCAGATGAATATTTAACTTGGCATCTAGATACTGGTACTTCAGTTGATTATAATTGTCCTGACGATGCTTCAGCTTCAAATAATTTTATTGTTAAAGATTTAAATTTTATTACTTATGAAACTATAAATGGATATCCATCTAGTATATTTAGTAATGCTTTGGGTGATGAAGGTGAATTTTGGAAAGACTCTACTGTATCTAATAATAGGGTGTTTATATCTAATATAACAATGAAAGATGAAAGCTCTGGTTCAACTAAAGCTACAGCCGCTGTTAAGAATTATCCCGATAGAATTATGTATTCTATGCCAAACAGATTTGACACTTTTCCATCTTTTAATTTTATAGAAGCGGCTAAGGGAGATGCTGATTATTATACAGCTATAGAATCATTTGCAGACAGAATATTGGCATATAAGCAGTATAGCTTAGATATTATAAATATATCTAGCCCTAGTGATACCAACTGGTTTTTAGAAGATAGTAAGAATTATATGGGTGTAGAGTTTCATGGTGCTGTTGCTAAGACTCAGTATGGTATAGTGTGGGTAAATAAACAGGGGTTGTATTTTTATGA